CAACCCAAACGGATTAATCGCGAAACCAGGGATCGTGACAGCGTTGGTGCCCCCGCTCAACGGAACATCCAACCCAAACGGATTAATCGCGAAACCAGGGATCGTAACCGGGCTCGTGCCCCCGCTCAACGGAACATTCAACCCAAACGGATTAATCGCGAAACCAGGGATCGTGACAGCGTTGGTAGCACCGCTCAGCGGAATATTCAAACCGAACGGATTAACACTGAATCCCTGGATGCCAGACTCCAGGGTGCCGCCGGCCAGCGTGACGCCTAATACGAATGTGCTAAGCGGGATGGGGCCGATGTAGCCCGTGAAGATACCAGCGACGTTAAACGGAAGTTCGTTGAGAGTGATGTTGACCGGTATCCTGATGTTAATCGTAAGGGGGATGCGGGAAATAGGGACGCCGGGAACGGTGATCGGACCGACACCACCCAGCGCGTTCAGGCTCAACGGAATACCAGGAATAGTAATATCCGGCACCACAATCGGACCGACACCACCCAGCGCGTTCAGGCTCAACGGAATACCAGGAATAGTAATATCCGGCACCACAATCGGACCGACACCACCCAGCGCGTTCAGGCTCAACGGAATACCAGGAATAGTAATATCCGGCACCACAATCGGACCGACACCACCCAGCGCGTTCAGGCTCAACGGAATACCAGGAATAGTAATATCCGGCACCACAATCGGACCGACACCACCCAGCGCGTTCAGGCTCAACGGAATACCAGGAATAGTAATATCCGGCACCACAATCGGACCGACACCACCCAGCGCGTTCAGGCTCAACGGAATACCAGGAATAGTAATATCCGGCACCACAATCGGACCGATGCCACCATTCACTTCGACGCTCAGTGGGATGGCGGGAATGCTGAGTGTGTCTGAGTAGCCAATCAGACCCTGGTAATCGCCCCTCCACAGTATGCCGTTGCTGTAGCTGCCCGAGATCAGGGCGCCGGTGTTAAGGTCGCCAATGTTTCCCCAGCCGGTGTTGAGGTCGCCGAGGTTTAGGTACCCCGTGTTGGCGTTGCCCGGGTTGAGGTCGCCCGTGTTGGTGTCGCCGGCGTTGTAGCTGCCTGTGTTGTAGCTTCCTGCGTTGCCGATTCCAGTGTTGACGTTGCCGGTGTTGAACAGGCCCGTGTTGGCGTTGCCCACGTTACCCAGGCCGGTGTTGTAGTTGCCGGAGTTGCCGATGCCGACGTTTCCGTTGCCTGAGTTGAAGAAGCCGATGTTGCCGTTGCCGGAGTTGAAGAAGCCGATGTTGCCGCTGCCGGAGTTCAGCGCCCCGAATCCGACCTGATTGTCGCCGGTGAGCCCGATACCAATATTTCCAGTGCCCGTGTTGCCGAAGCCGATGTTGCCGTTACCGATGTTCGCGAAGCCGTAGTTGTTGCCGCCGATGTTCCCAAAGCCAATGTTGTGCAGGGCCTCCGTCAACCCCGGACCCGTGTTTGCAAACCCAAGGTTGTTGCTGCCGACGTTTCCAAAACCGAAGTTGTTGCTTCCGATGTTTCCGAAACCGAAACTTCCGTTGCCGATGTTTCCGCTACCGAAGTTGTAGCTACCGACGTTTCCGCTACCCACGTTGTAGTCGCCGAGGTTTGCGTTGCCCAAGTTGAGTGTGCCGTCGTTGGCGAAGCCGAAGTTGAATAACGTCCCACCTGCGGCGTTGCGCATGAAGCCGGCGAGTTGGCTGTCGGTGTTACCGACGCCGGAGTGAAAGGCCGATGTCGCTAGGCCCAGCGTGCTGGTGTTGTAGAGGCCTGAGACTGTGTTGCCGAAGTTCAAGATTCCCGATGTCAGTGGCCCGACGTTAAGGAATCCGGAGTTGCCGAGATTCCCAGCAATGTTCCAGAAGCCAGATCCGCCCGAACCGACGTTCCCGAAACCCGATGTGCCGCCCGTACCGCTGTTGAAGAAGCCCGATGACGGGGTGGTGGTCGAGTTTCCGAAGCCTGGGGTGCCCGCGATTTCGATCGGGATGTTGATCGGCCCGAGGCTGCCGGACACGTCGATGCCCAACGGGATTGCGGGGATCGTGATTGGCGGGGTAGTGAGGGGGCCGATGGCGCCGCCCACATCAATACCCAACGGGATTGCCGGAAGTGAGTAGCCATCCGGGAACACCGTAAACGGGCCTAACCCTCCGCCCACATCAATACCCAACGGGATTGCCGGAAGTGAGTAGCCATCCGGGAACACCGTAAACGGGCCTAACCCTCCGCCCACATCAATACCCAACGGGATTGCCGGAAGTGAGTAGCCATCCGGGAACACCGTAAACGGGCCTAACCCTCCGCCCACATCAATACCCAACGGGATAGCCGGAAGTGAGTAGCCATCCGGGAACACCGTAAACGGGCCTAACCCTCCACCCACATCAATACCCAACGGAATAGCCGGCAAACTATAACCACCCGATAAGAAGGTGATGGGACCGATTTGACCACTCACTGTCACGTAATCTGGAGGGAATCCGGGGAAAAATGGCGGAATCGCGGGAATCTCAGGAGTGCCTAGCTGTATCGATATGCTACCCGGGCCTATGCTGCCAACGGTGGGATTTACGCCGAATAAGCCGATCGCAAGCGGAGACGCGGGGATCGAAATCGATCCCACGTTAATGACCTGGAACGCCGATAGCTCTAGGCCAATAGAATTTAGAGTGATCGGCGGGATGTTGATGGGGCCAACGAGTGCCCCGGTACTGTTGATGCCCAGCCCGATGGCGGGAACAGTAATAGGCGGAACATTGATTGGCCCCACCAACGCCCCCGAACTACTCACACCCAGCCCGATGGCGGGAACAGTAATAGGCGGAACATTGATTGGCCCCACCAACGCCCCCGAACTACTCACACCCAAACCGATGGCGGGAACAGTAATAGGCGGAACATTGATCGGCCCCACCAACGCCCCCGAACTACTCACACCCAAACCGATGGCGGGAACAGTAATAGGCGGAACATTGATCGGCCCCACCAACGCCCCCGAACTACTCACACCCAAACCGATGGCGGGAACAGTAATAGGCGGAACATTGATCGGCCCCACCAACGCCCCCGAACTACTCACACCCAAACCGATGGCGGGAACAGTAATAGGCGGAACATTGATCGGCCCCACCAACGCCCCCGAACTACTCACACCCAAACCGATGGCGGGAACAGTAATAGGCGGAACATTGATCGGCCCCACCAACGCCCCCGAACTACTCACACCCAAACCGATGGCGGGAACAGTAATTGAACCGCCCCGGTGAGTCCGGAGACTCTCTGATCTGAGACCTCAGCCGGCGGCTGGTCTCTGGCGTTGAGCGTAGTAGGCAGCCTCGAGTTCGACCGGCGGGACGTCGCCGCAGTACTGGTAGAGGCGGCGATGGTTGAACCAGTCGACCCAGCGCGCGGTGGCCAACTCGACATCCTCGATGGACCGCCAGGGCTTGCCGGGTTTGATCAGCTCGGTCTTGTATAGGCCGTTGATCGTCTCGGCTAGTGCATTGTCATAGGAGCTTCCGACCGCTCCGACCGACGGTTGGATGCCTGCCTCGGCGAGCCGCTCGCTGAACCGGATCGATGTGTACTGAGATCCCCTATCCGTATGGTGGATAACGTCTTTCAGGTCGAGTACGCCTTCTTGTTGGCGGGTCCAGATGGCTTGCTCGATCGCGTCGAGGACCATGGAGGTGGCCATCGTGGAAGCGACCCGCCAGCCCAGGATCCTGCGAGCGTAGGCGTCGGTGACAAAGGCCACGTAGGCGAACCCTGCCCAGGTCGACACATAGGTGAGGTCTGCTACCCACAGCCGGTTAGGTGCTGGTGGTCCGAAGCGGCGCTGGACGAGATCGGCGGGACGGGCTGTGGCCGGATCAGCGATCGTGGTCCTGCGGGCTTTGCCGCGGGTGGTCCCGGACAGGCCGAGTTTGGTCATCAGCCGTTCGACGGTGCATCTGGCCACCTCGATGCCCTCACGGTTCAGGGTTAGCCACACTTTGCGGGCACCGTAAACACCGTAGTTGGCGGCGTGGACGCGGCTGATGTGCTCCTTGAGTTCGCCATCGCGCAGCTCGCGGCGGCTGGGCTCCCGGTTGATGTGGTCGTAGTAGGTCGATGGGGCGATCGGCACACCCAGCTCGGTCAGCTGTGTGCAGATCGACTCGACACCCCACCGCAAACCATCGGGGCCCTCGCGGTGGCCCTGATGATCGGCGATGAACCGGGTAATTAGCGTGCTGGCCGGTCGAGCTCGGCCGCGAAGAAAGCCGACGCGGTCTTTAAAATCGCGTTCGCCCTTCGCAATTCGGCGTTGTCCCGCCGCAAGCGCTTCAGCTCAGCGGATTCTTCGGTCGTGGTCCCGGGCCGTGCGCCGGCATCGACCTGCGCCTGGCGCACCCACTTACGCACCGTCTCCGCGCAGCCAACACCAAGTAGACGGGCGACCTCACTGATCGCTGCCCACTCCGAATCGTGCTGACCGCGGATCTCTGCGACCATCCGCACCGCCCGCTCACGCAGCTCCGGCGGGTACCTCCTCGATGAACCACCTGACATGACCCCATCCTTTCCAAGAACTGGAGTCTCCGGACATGCCGGGGCGGTTCAAATAGGCGGAACATTGATCGGCCCCACCAACGCCCCCGAACTACTCACACCCAAACCGATGGCGGGAACAGTAATAGGCGGAACATTGATCGGCCCCACCAACGC